ATAAGCCCCATATTTTTTCTGACTAAGAAGCGTTTTTCTGTTCTTTATTTCCGATTTGCTTATTCTTAGCTTCTTGTTCTTCTTTGATTTCCGCAAGTTCTTCCTCGATTCTATCCGCGTTCCCGGCAAACATAATACCCTCGCGAGTTGACCAGATACCACCTCTGACTGCGGAGACGGCAGTAGAAACCTTATCGTCTACCGAATCAATCATATATGGTACAAGGTCTGTTTCTATATCAATCGTCTTGGAAGCCCTGCTGAATTCCGATGGATTGATTGCCCCTAAAGCGGAAACAATGAAATTCACACGCCTTTGCATAAACTCGCCTATTACCTCAGCATGATTCTCGACTGCCATATGTGCGCCCATAAACATAAAGCGGAAAGCAGTACCGGAAGCCTTGCCAACGCCTTTCAATGTCTCAAAAGAGATACGTGGAGTATTGGACATATCATAAGCCATATTGGTAAGAGTTTCAGCTTCAAATTTTATCGTATCTGGAACTTGCGACCACGTTAGATATTGAGCGTCTGCACCTTCCCCCGTAAGTTTAACCATCCTGTCCTTAGTCTTACCCATGAAACCCTCCACGTCACCGATAAGTTTCAATAAAGGGAAGAAATGGTAATCAATACAATCGGCATAGTTGGAAAGAAGCTTCTCCAACCGTACACGAAAAGTCTTAATCTTCTTGCAATATGCTTCAGGGCGGTAAGCGTAATCTACAGGAAGCTTTGGGAATCCATGAGCGAAAACGGTCCTTTCCTCGTACCCTTTAGATAAATCCCACTGATAAACCATCTTGTCTGTAATAGTCATAAAGCAGGTAATTTCCGAATCGTCCATGAGTTTTTTCTTATACTCACGGGAGAAAGCAATCATCTTACCTTCATCGTTGAAGAACGGAAAAAGCTTATCACCTCTGAATGGTGACCACAACACACTTTTCAGTTTCTTGGTAGGCTTAACCTTGCCCCCGAAAGTAGTCTTTACTTTCTTCCAGAACTTAGCCCAGAACGAATCATCATCGGTCGCATACCAATACTCGGCAACTTCCTGTTCGGATAACCAGGAACGAACAATCTTCTTGTTCTGATACTTGATTTTGTTGGACTTAAATACAGCTTTGACCGCATCCAAGAGTCTCTTTTCGTCATCATCCGCAGGAGTACAGTCTATAGACGGCTCAGTGCCTACTGTAAAAGCCGTTTGAATGTTTACGATGTCCTGCTCCAAGGGAATAGAGATACGGTTTACCGGTTCGGTTCTGTACTGTGCTTCGGTTTCATAGGCATTACCTGTCTTCTCATCGAAAACTTTCTCCGCTTCCTTTTCAAGAACCTTCCTGTCCGGGTACTTCTCTTTATCCACCATGATTTCATGGCGTTCCGGATTCCAATCATCCCACAACTTGCAGCGGTCGGGAAGCTCAGTTTTCCTACCTTTCTTCAGGTAGCTTATCTTCTGCCCAATATCGGGCAATACTAATATTTCTTCTAAACTCAATGGCATAGCTTATATTTTTAGTGTGTGAATATTCCAGTTAAATCTTTCGGCTTCTGAATCTTTCCCAGAAGCTCACCCAAAACATAATAACGGGCAGCATCTATCCCGTGGTTATCATGGTCTTCGGGTTCATTGATATACTTTCCATCCTTGTCCTTCGCCCACACATACTTTCGGAACTCGCTTTGCAAGTTATACGAATGCTTGGTTATGTATATCTCCATGTCCTGCATCTTATCGATGCCGGCATTGATAGAGCCTGCTCCTTTTTCCACCGCATATATCTTAATACCTCCGTTATGTATTTCTTGAATCAAACGAGGGTCTGCGCTATCGGCAATAACCTTCAATCCCCACGGTCGAAGCGTTTTGATAATGTCAGAAGAAAGAAGTCCGGTCCGGTAATCTACTTCGTCCAAATACAGAGCGTTACCTACAATACCGCACCGAATAGAAGCGGACGGGTCGTGTGTGTAGCCAAAATCTTGCCCGATAGCCACCTTCTTAGCCCAAGCCGGGAATTCATCAACAATTCCCCACTTCTTGAATACAGCACCTTCCGCAACGTCAGCCCAGCGACCGATAACCACATGAGCATACTTTTCGGGATTTCTCACCTTCATATCCTCAACCTCCTTCAGAAACTCTGGAGAAAGGTTTTCCAAGTTATCGAGATAGGTCGTATGGATATGAAGTACATTCGGGTGCGTGGAGATTTGGACTTGCACCCCATCAATCTCTACGAGTTTATGGGTATTTTCGATGTATTTTTTGTAGATAAAGTGATTGGAATCACAAGGATTCATTATGATGATTATCCGGTTCTGAATCCCTTTCTTACGGATGGAGAGCATTATCTTGTCGAACTCTTCTTCATTCGTCCATTCCTCCGCTTCATCACAAACAAAAGTAGTAATACCTTGGATGGATTTCAATTTTGCCGTTTGGTTCCCGGAAGAGGTCTTGATACCTCGGAACATGATACGGCTTTTAGTCATTTTGTTGACTATATCTGTCTTGGTGGTCTTGAAATACTTCGTTGTTCCGTCAAGGTCTATCTTTTCCATCATTTCCGGAATGATAGACATACCGGCAGAAACCATCGTGTAGCGGGTGTAGAGAATCTGATGTACAATCTTCTCTACCGGGGTCATTTCAAAAGTCAGACGCTCTATAAAGGTGGAAGCGTTGAAAGACTTTCCCGAACCACGTCCACCGGTGATAAGAATTATGAACTTTTCCTTATCCTCGTACAATGGATGATATATAATCTGAGGTACTATCATTTCAGCTTGTCTTTAATCCAAGAATCAATGTTGATGCCATGCTCTATGTCTGTTGGAATATCGGCATCTTCAGATTCTTCTCCAAAGCCTTCGTTTCTTCCTAATGTAGAAAGGATATAACGAATCATATTCCCGTCTGGACGTTCACGCCAACCTACGAAATTCCCATTTTCATCTTTTTCAGGAATACCTAAAGCAAGTATACGAGCGGAAACTAAACATTCATCAACCAAAGAACCACGTTCATCAGATATTGCCTCTTTAAACCCTGTATCTTCCTTTGCCCACTGGTATATGGTTTTCCGAGCCACCTTAAATGTAGCGGCTACTTTAGTCAGATTTCCTCCAGATTTACGAACTATCTTCCTAAACTCTTCTATATCGGGTTTCTTTGCCATATCCTTGCGCACGGGCGCGTGCGCGTGTACTTGTTACTTTCGTTACTTAATCAATCTCAAAACATCTTCCCCTTTGACAAACTTATCATCTGTACTAATGCCAAGTAAGTCGCAAAAGTCATCTTTAGCTTCATGGGAAGAAAAAGATAATGTTATAAAAGCTTCTTCATTCTGTTGTCTTTCTATTGCGGATTCTTTTACCTGCTGTTTAATGAATTTCATGTGTTCTTTTTTAGCTTCGTATGTCTTTTCATCCATTACAGGAGTTTCTATTTCATCGAACGATGATACAGGAGATAATAAATCATCCAAAGAATCTGAGAAAGAAGGAATAGCTGTATTTATAGAAAGGATATCGTTGAGCTCCCCAATATCCAATCCAACATCCGTATAATCTATATCAGAGATATAGCCAGCTATAAGGTCTATATCCGGCTTCGTGTTTCCTACCGCCATGTATGTAAGCTGTTCCTTTTCTGCTTTATCGTCTAAATTCACGACTTCAACCTTTACGTCATAATCAGTGCCTGGAGTACCATTATACTTGTAATGCAAATCCATTGCCTTTATTCTACGATGACCGTCTATTAGATTTCCTGATTTTTCATTCCATACAATACCACCGAGAAAACCAATTTTCTGCAAATTTTTCTTTTGCAGCTTCACCTTTTCATCCGAATGTCTTTTAGGATTAATCGGATTAAGGTTTATTTGGGAGCGTTTTATGACCCTTGTCTCACTTTGCTTTAGCTCTTTCATAATCGTATTCAAATAGTTTTCGTTCTACCAACGGATATTCGTTTATAACTCTTCCTAAATCTTTTGGGAAATTGTTACGAAGGAATAACAAGTAATTAATATCGGTAATATCTGTTCCGGATGATTGATGTTTTAAATCGTACGACTCCGGCTTTATTAAATTTTTCCGGCTGATATATTCTAATACATCCTTATTCTTGTATTCGGATAATGGATAACACTTCTTTTGCTCCTCATTAATTCCATTCATGCCGTATGTACGTAGCATCAAACGCCTATTCATTGAATCAGACTGCTTGAACCCGAAGAAAGCCCATTCAATATTATATTTCTCCCGTACTATATCGGTAAGTTGAGCCATATTGTACAGTTTCTGCTTCTCGTTCTTAACACAGCCTAAGTAACCAATACGCCTAAATGAATAAACAGAAAAATGTGGTATCTGAATGTATTTCACATTCAGGTATTTGTTGCAGGTATAGTTGATATATCGATTAATGTGAGATAAGTCTTTGACAACATACATATAAACACATACAATTTCTTTGAAATAGGGTGATATAAGGTCTAAAAGGGCTATACTGTCCTTACCCGATGCCGAGTGAAACAATATAACCCTGTCAGTCTTTTTTGCGACAGCTTTAATTATATCTATCGCTTTCTTCATT